AGTTTTAAAGTGGAGATCCTGAAAGGCCTACACAATTTTACGGCAACGACAGGGAACGCTTTTAAACTAGCATTATACGACAACGAAGCTACTTTAAGCAAATCAACAACTGCTTTTCAACAAACTGATGAAGTAGCAAACTCAGGTACTTACTCTGAAGGCGGAGGAGCACTAACATCTGTAACACCTACCTTATCTGGTGATGCGGCTGTTTGTGATTTTTCTGACATTTCATTTACAAGTGCAACTATTTCAGCACAAGCTGCTGTAATTTATAATAGTTCAACTGTATCTGGTTTGACAACCAATGCATCTGTTTGTGTACTGGATTTCGGTGCAGTTAAAACTTCTACTTCAGGAACATTTACAATTACGTTCCCTGCAGCTGAAGCAACAGCAGCAATTCTAAGGATCGCATAGGAGATAAATTATGGCCACTATCCAAGGATGGGGCCGACAGACCTGGAATTCGGGTGCATGGAATACCTTCGCACCCGTTACCGCTACAGGTAATGGTCTCACTTCAACAGTTGGTTCCGTAAGCACAGTAACTACCAATATTTTTGGGGTTACAGGAAATCAACTTACATCTAGTATAGGAGATGCTGCTCAAGCAAATGAGTATGCAGCTACTGGTAATGCAGTAACGTCATCATTAGGCACAATGCCTAATCCGACGATTGTTGACAATCAGTTGCTTACTGGGTGGAATAGAGGTGTAGGCACAACAATTCCATTAGGATGGGATGCTTCGTCATGGAATAATGGCGACTTTATTTTAACAACAAGTAATGGATTATCTGGTGTTGGTTCAACATCCGCCGTAGGTTCTGTTACTACTTCGGGAGCTTCTGCTATTGCTCCTTCAGGAGTATCTGCAACTTCGGCTTTAGGAACGGCTGTAGCTACAGGAGTAGCGGAAGCCACTGCTACAGGTAATGTAATTACACCTTCATTAGGTGAAGCCACTGAAACGGGATCCTCTGGTTTCACAGTTACAGGTATAGGACTGACTGCTCAAGTAGGTGATGAGTCTGCTTCAGGAGTACGTCAATCAGGTTGGAACAGAGGAGCTAATCAAGTTACAGAAGAAATAATTGGTTGGGGTGATAATCTTTGGAATATATTAGAAAGTGAATATTCTTTATCTGGTAATAGCTTAACATCAGAAACTAATCTAACAGGATTTACAGGAAGTGTTAATCCAACAATTACAGCAGCAGGACTTCAATCAAATGCTGGTGTTCTTGGAGGTTTTGCTCAAGCAAGTGGTGTACAAGCTACTTCTTCGTTAGGAACTTTCTCAATATCAGGAGACTCAACATTAACTATTGTTGCAGCTTCAGAACCAGAATTAAATATAACATTAGGAACATTACCACAAACAATTGACGTTGCTTCTCAAGTAATAACACCATCACTTGGAACAAGTACAATTACTGCAAATGCAATTGTATCAGCAACAGGTAATGGATTAACAAGTAGTCTTGGCTCTGAAGGAATTGAGATAGATGTAAATGTTGTTGGTGCAGGAGGATTTGTTACAAAAACTGTAACTGTTGTAAGTACATCTAGTGGCAATAAATATGTTGTTGATGGTATTCAACAAGATACCTTAGAGTTAGCAGAGGGAAATACTTATAGATTTGATCAATCAGACTACACAAATAATGGGCACCCATTTAGATTTAGTGAGACACCGAATGGTACGCATGCAGGAGGCCAAGAATATACAACTGGTGTCACTGTAAGCGGGACTCCAGGGTATGCAGGAGCGTACACTCAAATAACCGTAGCTAGCGGTGCACCTACTTTATATTATTATTGTACTCAACATTCTGCTATGGGAGGAACGGCAAATACTCCTGCTCAAGATGCAAATCGATTTACAGCAAATGGATTAACAAGTTCTGTTGGTGATGTGACTCCTAGTGCTGGAGCAATAACTGCAGTAACAGGTATTGGATTAACTCTTTCTTTAGGTGAAGAAACACAGGAAACCAGCTATGAAGCTCCTTCGGTTGAAATAACAAGCGCAATAGGTACTTCTACTGTAATAATAAGTGCAGACTTTACACCTACTGGAGTTTCTGCTACAAGTAGTACGGGTAATTTAAAAGGGACATTCTGGACCGAAGTAGATGACTCAAACAGCGCAATAAGTTGGACCGAAGTTCATAAAGCTGCATAAAAGTTTTGACAAACTTTCAAATAATAACTAAAACTTTAAATAGGAGATAAAACAATGGCGTCAACTTATTCAACAAGTTTGAGAATAGAGCTTCAAGGTTCTGGAGAGAATTCGGGAACTTGGGGAACTATTACCAACAACAACTTTTCGCAATCATTAGAGTTTAGTATTGCTGGTGTAGTAAATGTAGCGTGTGGCGATAATGCTGTTACAACACTTACAAATGCTGACGGACCGCAATCACAAGCTAATAACCAAGCAAGAAATGCTCACATAAGATTAACGGGTGCACATGGTGCAGTAAGAATAGCACAATTCCCAGCTACTCAAAAAATTTATTTAATTACCAACGCAACAACTGATTCAGGATCTTCAGGGCCTTACGCTATGACTGTAAGACTAGGAGCTTCTGGCAACACATTATCTATTGCAAATGGCGCTACTAGATTAGTAGCAACAGATGGTACTAGCTGGTATGATGTTTTTGCTTCAGGAGGTCAGTTTGGTGGTTCTTTCTTAGCTGATGGAACTGTTGATATTAACGGTAAAGATTTAGTATTAGACGCAGACGGCGATACTAAGATTGTTAATTCTACTGATGATAGAATTGAATTTTCTATTGCAGGCACAGGTGTAGGTAACTTTACAAACTCCTCTAGTGATTTTGTAATTACTTCAGGTGTGCAAGATAAAGATATTGTATTTAAAGGTGACGATGGCGGATCAGCTATTACTGCTTTAACATTAGACAACTCTGATGGTGGTGCAGCATACTTTAATGATAAAGTTATTGCTGGTACTGGTGGTTTTCAAGTTGACAACATTACAATAGATGGCACAGAGATTGATTTATCATCTGGAGATTTAACTTTAGATGTTGCTGGTGATATTGTTTTAGATGCTGACGGAGGAGATGTAAAAATTTCTGATGCTGGTACTCATGTAGGATCATTAAGTAATTCATCTTCTGATTTTGTTATGGAATCTATAGTTTCAGATAAAGATATTATATTTAAAGGCAATGACGGTGGCTCTGGTATTACAGCCTTAACACTTGATATGTCAGGTGCTGGTGCAGCAACATTTAATAATGATGTAACAGCTTTCTCTGATGAAAGACTTAAAACAGATATTAAAACAATTGAAGACGCACTAGAAAAAGTTTCTCAAATGAGAGGTGTAACTTTCAAAAGAGAGGGTGTGAATGGCACGGGTGTTATCGCACAAGAAGTTCAACCTCATCTTCCTGAAGTAGTACATGATAAGCAAGAATACTTATCGGTTGCTTACGGAAATATGGTGGGTATTTTAATTGAAGCAATTAAAGAGTTAAAAACAAAAGTTGATAAACTAGGAGGTTAAGAGTGGCTATACCAACTTCAGGTGCTCTTGCTTTCTCTGCTTTACAGACAGAGTTTGGCGGCACAAATCCAATCGGACTAAGTGAATATTATGCTGGAGGAGGACTTGTTCCTGCAACAGCTTCAGGTACAAATGGAGCAGTTCCTTCATCAGGTACAATCGCTATGTCAAAATTTTATGGCACAGAAAACATAGTCTTTATGGCTGCAACTGGTGGTAGTACTAGCACTTCAGGAGACTTTAAATTTCACACATTTACAGGTAACGGAACTTTTTCAGTTACAACTGCTGGAAATCAAGGCTTTAACTATATTGTAGTAGCTGGTGGTGCTGGTGGATCTTCATCTGGAGATTGGCAAACTGGAAATGGTGGAGGTGGTGCAGGTGGTATGCTTGTAACTACAAATAATAGTCCAACTACAGGTTCTTTTGGTGTTACTATTGGCGGCGGTGGATCTGCAGGAACATATTCTCCTTCAACAAAATTAGGAGGAAATGGTAGTAACTCTACTTTTGCAGCAGGAAGTTTAACTGCTACTGGCGGAGGAAGAGGCGGAAATAATCAAAACAGAAATGGTGCTTCTGGTGGATCTGGTGGCGGTGGCGCTGGATGGAATCAGGGTGGTCATGGTGGTGGTTCAACAACAGATTCAAATCAAGGTAATGCTGGTGGCTCTGGAATTTGGCAATCCGGCAGTGAAAATCGTGGAGGCGGCGGCGGAGGCGGCGGCAAAGGCGAAGCTGGTAATAATGACGGAGCTCAACAAGGTGGTGACGGTGCATCATGGGATGATGGCACAACATACGCTGGTGGTGGCGGCGGTTCAGGGTTTGCAAACGGTAATGGTTCTGGAGGCTCTGGCGGTGGAGGAAATTCACGACAAGGTATTAATGACAATGCAGGTAACGCTCAATCAGGTTCGTCTAACACAGGCGGAGGTGGTGGAGGAGTTTCATCATTCGGAGGAAACCCTGGTCAATGGAATGCTGGTGCAGGTGGTTCAGGCATAGTTAAAATTAGGTACAAATATCAGTAATGGCACATTTTGCAAAATTAGATGAAAACAATGTTGTACTATCAATAGAAGTGGTAATGGATTCAGATTGTTTAGATGAAAGTAACAATGAAAGTGAAGCTGTTGGAATTGCTTTTTTAACTGATTTAACAGGACATTCTAATTGGAAACAAACTTCTTATAATAATAATATTAGAAAAAGATATGCTCAACTTGGAGGTACCTATGATTCAACAAACAATGTTTTTATACCACCAAAACCCCATGCTTCATGGACTTTAAACAGTGATCATGATTGGGTAGCTCCTATTGATGAGCCTAGTGATGCTGGAGAAAATAAATCCTATACTTGGGACGAAACTCTTTATCAAGGTGATAACTCAAAAGGTTGGGTAGAATTTACTGCAACTGATGCAGACAAAGCTTAGTTTTTTAAACTAAAAATAATATCGGTATAATTATCAGGAAGAAGAACAGACTCTTGTAGAATTGCAAAAATCTTTTTATTTGTTTCGTTTTTTAACTCTGCACTTTCTGCAGTTAATTCAATCACGTGCCTGCTCCAATCTTTAGTTATATGTTTTTCATCATTAGTAAATATTTCTATTATCCCATTAGAAACAAAAGCTGAAGATTTTGGTGCTATACATAGAGATTTTATATTCCCATAATGCACAAAACAATTTGGTAAATTTACTGGCATGTATTTAAGACTTTTTAAGTAATTTAATAAATTTGTGTTTTTCATAAAACGTTTTGTATGATATACTAAAAATACAAAAAGTAGAAATTATGAGTAAAAAAATATTCTGGTTTAACAGTAAAATTCCTGATGAAATTATGTCTATTGGTATACGTGATTTATTTAAATTTAATGAAGTTATTGATGACTCAACTATTTTAGGAGGAGACGAAAACAATATTATAAATTCTGATACAAATACAAAAGAATTATGGCGTAAGTCAAAAAACTGTTGGATACCTTCTATACATTGGATGGGTGGTTTTTTATGGCATTACATAACATTAGCAAATAATCATAACTTTCATTTTGATATAACATGTATAGAAAACCATAAAATGCAATACACAGTGTATGAAAAAGGTTCTTTTTATAATTGGCATACTGATGGAGGTACTGAATTTACAATTGAAACAAGCACAGGGAGTCAGCCCTGGGGTGATCCAAAACAAGTTATTGATGACAACATTTTAAAAAATAATAACCTTGTAAGAAAATTATCTTTTGTTGTACAATTAACTCCTTCCAATGAGTATGAAGGTGGCGAACTACAAATTGATTCAGGTGACGGAACTTTTACAGGGACAAAAGAACAAGGCTCTATAATATTTTTTGATTCTCGTACTAGACACAGAGTTACAGAAGTAACAAGTGGAGTAAGAAGAAGTTTAGTTGGATGGGTCGTTGGACCAGAATGGAAATAATATGAAAGATAAACATTTAAAATTACTACAAAGATATGATTTTGAAAAACCTAATTTTAACAAATTTAAAAAAGGTAATATAGAAGTAAAACACGACAAAGAAACAGGTGCTTGGTCTCTTTATAAAAATAAAAAAGAACTAAGAACAGTAGATAGATTTTTTGTTAAATGTTTTTCTTACATGGCTATGACAGATTTAGCTTTTGGTACAACAATTATTTCTGGTTTTGGTTTAGGCGACATACCTAATTGGTTAAGGCACAAGCCACAGACAAGAGAAGTTACTATTATAGAATCTAGTTTTGAAGTAATAGATTATCATGAAAAATATAATAACGACCTATGGGGCGGTGTTAATATGATTCAAAACGAAAATTTACAATTTGGTACAAAGTGTGATGTATTACTTCTTGATCACTACTACAATAGAGAGCCATTTGAAATGGAAGTAGTTGATTTTTTAGATTTAGTTAAAAATGATATACAAATGATAGAACATAAATTTTTATGGTTCTGGCCTTTAGAAATGTTATTGACTTATGAAACTTTACAAGGAAAGGATTTAATGGACACTTACGATAAAATAAAACAAAAATTACCGACATTGCCTTATTTGAGAACACAGGATTTACATTACTATATGGGTATGTCTCATTTTAATTATATACCTTTAAAGAAAAAATAATTATGAGTAATACACAAATATTGAGACCATTTGGTCCTTCTCTTTTAAGATCCAAAATGCCTGATGATGTTTTACAGTTGTTAATTAAAAAAACTGATCATCATTTAAACGATCCTGTTCTTTCTAAAAAATATGATTGGTCAGATCATTTAGCAGGTAACGTGCAAAAAGAAGTTAGGTTTGAAAACAATTGGCTAACAACACTCGAAGCAAAACCTTTTTCTAATTTTATAACAGAGCAAACAGAGTTATATTTAAATGATGAATCTGTTAGTGCTTTTTTTAATGACAGAGTGAAAGAAGAAAACAAAAAACATCCTTTTAGTAAAATTAATTTAGGATCTGCTTGGATAGTTTCTCAATGGAATGGTGATTTTAATCCAGCACATATGCATGACGGTTATCTATCAGGAGTATGTTATGTAAAAATGCCAGACATGAATCCAACAATAGAAAATGAAGATCATACAAAAACCTGTTCTAAAATTGCTTTTATTTCTGGCAATCCAAATCATTTAAATTTACATCAATATGTAATTTTACCTGAACCAGGTGATTTCTTTTTATTTCCTTCTTGGTTAATACACACTGTATATCCGTTTAGAACACCTAATACAGAAAGAAGATCTGTTTCATTTAATTTATATTTGGAGTAACAATGAAAGAATTAGTACAAAAAGCGATGTTAGATAAAACAAATTGGCCACTAGGTCAAAAAAATGAAGAACCTGTAACTCACGAAGATAAGCCTATAACTCACGAAAAAGAAATAGTTCAGTGGCTTCACGCATATAATATTGATCTGAAAGAAGAGGACATATTTGAAATACTTAGAATGAAAAGACGTTGGTATCCAAAATATAATATGCTTAATCCTGATGCTGTTGCACATGGGGTTAGAATAATGAATCAAGTAGGACTTCTTGATATGGTTGATATATATACACAATACATAGATGGCGTGTATTTAGATTTTGATAAATGGAAAAAATATCATGATTTAGGTTTTACAACTTTAATACCTAATGTATTGGACACACATAAACAAGTTAGAGACATTGACAATTATTTAAACAAAGAATTAGGAATATGTGCTTGTGCTAATTTTTATTTTGGTAAACCCGGCAGAAGAGCAAGTTTTAATAAACATCGTCATGATTATGACGTTGTAGTAAAACAGATATATGGAACTACAACTTGGATAGTAAAAGAACAAGAAATAACAATGGAACCACAATCTGTGCTTTTTATTCCAAAAAATACATATCATGAAGTTGTAAGCAAAAACACACCTAAACTTTCACTGACTATTAATCTTGAATAATTTTTATACAAAAGGTTATGATGTAATTAGGTACGCAGTAACCGATGAGCTAACTAATTTTTGTTACAAGTATATTCGTAATAAAAGAAAAGTAGTTAATCATATGTTTAAATCAAATTATTTATCAAGTAATGATATGAGCTGGGGAACTTGGGAGAATGAAGAATTATTTATGGACACTTATTGTCATTACAGTGATTTGGTTATGGAGACTTTATTAGAAAAACTCTTACCAAAAGTAATTAAAAATACTGAATTAAATTTAGTTCCTACATATAGCTATCTTCGTATGTATAAAAATAATGATGTATTAACAAGACACAGAGACAGACCTGCTTGTGAGATATCGTGTAGTTTAAATTTGGGTGGAGATGAGTGGCCTTTATTTTTAGATCCTACTGGAGGAGAAGGAAACAAAGGTGTTCAGATTGATTTAGAGCCAGGTGATATGTTAATTTATAAAGGATGTGACTTTGAACATTGGAGAGAACCATTTACAGGGCAGGAATGCTGTCAAGTTTTTTTTCATTATAATGACATAGACGGACCTTTTTTTAAAGATAACAAGTATGACTCAAGACCTTTTTTAGGACTACCTGGTGATTTTAGAAAGTCAAGAAAACAATTATAAAAAGATTTCTTGATATATTTTGCACACATGTTTAAATTAGATCTCACCCAAAAATTATAAATCAAGGAGATATTATGGAAAATCAAGAAGTATTGAAGGCTATAGCTACCCTTGCTGATAAGGTGAGTCGTTACCACGAACGTTTATTAGCAGTGGAAAGAGAAAACGAAAAATTAACAAAAGAACTACAAGAACATAGAAATGTTTCACATATACATACAATTCAAGGAAAACCTCATAACACAGATACACAGGTTATGATAACTGGTTTAGATTCTGATATGGAATGCGAAGCTTGTAGCGCTTAACTATATAAATTAAGTTGATTAATTTTTTTATTTAAAAACTCATGCAGCTCTATATTAAATGATATGATAGTCTTACGGGCATCTGTTGCAAAACTAGGTGCTCTATGGATTATTGTACTAGGAAAAATACATAATTCTCCCTCATTAACTTCTGGTTGAATAACCTTGTTGCCATCATAAATTTCTGTAGCTGGTGAACCGTGATTCATTTCAAGATAGTAAACACCTGTATAATTTTCAGCATGTGTATGCCAGTCATGTTTATTACCTTTTGTATATTGTTGAAACCAAAGATTATGAATATGCATGTAACCAAAACCTATTTCATTAACACATTCATTTAGTGCGCCTTTAAAGTTATTGTTGAGTAATATTTGTTTCCACTCTATGTCCATGTCTTTGGACTTTTTCCAATCAGTTTTGTAAATATTATTCTCATACATTTCACTTGTATTGGAAATACCTTCTTTCCAGTTTTCAATACAATCCAATATAGGCTGTTTGACTATATTGTGATTAACAAACTGAAGTCTTATATAGGGTAATTTTAATTCTAGTGTCTGTTTATTCAGGCGTTTCACCCAACATATCTGCTAAAGATGGCGCAAATACTTTTACGTCTCTTTTAATTTTTTCAGCAGTTGTAGAAGTTCCAGGATTATCAACATCAGCTTGAGCTTCTGCTTCTGAGTTATACTCAGCACCTGTATCTACATGAGTGATTGTTGTTTCAGTTTTTACTTTGTAGTGTGGAATCTTTCTTCCATCTTCAGTAGTAATGTGACCTAATAATTCAGCAGGTTCAACTATCGGCATCTTCGTTTCTCCAATTTATGTTAAAACTGATGATAACTCTATCTTCATCAGAATTATTTGTTTGTACTTCATGTTGTAACCATGATGGGAAAAAAATCAAGGAATTTTCTACAGGTTCCCATTGTACGCTGTGAGCGAGGTGTATAGAGGCTTTATCTGTTTTCGGGGGTGATAGTACCTCTGACTGTGGTTTAGGCTCTAGAAACACAATATTTCCACACTTTTTTGGAGCTTTTAAATAAAATACACCAGATAAATAGTTATAAGGATGTGTATGTATGTTGTTTCGTGATCCTGGTGGATTTATCATACCCCACATGCCCGTCATCTCTGGAACATAATTATGTTTAACATCTAGGTGATTAAAACAATCTTTAGCATGTTTTAATATATCACCGACAAGTGGACGAAACTTTTTTATATTGTATATTTCATCATTGCTGTGCCAACCACCAACATTGGACCGTGGCATACCCATTTCATCTTTTGCTTTCAATTGATAAATCCTATCAACGAGATGTTCGTGGCCTTTTAAGTCTAGTGAAAATACAGGTGTAATAAATAAAGAATGTAGATTCATTGTGCCTCCTCTGTTAAATCTATATTTACGCACATTCTGTATTTTGATAACACAGGATGTGAACCAGTGTGTAAGATATTACCATTAAAAAATAAAAGTCTACCTGCTTTAGGACTTACTTTTTCTTTGATTGTCATATCTTTATTAAATAATATTGTATCACCGTCACTATCGTTTACGTAATATAGTGCAACAGTGTGTTCTAAATCAAAATCTTTATGTGGTGTATTATGAAAATTGTTTTTATTATTTGTAAATTGTGTCTGTAAGTTTGCTTTGCTTCTAAGTATATTAAATTTTTTATTAAATCTGTTTTTAATGTTTTTAAATATATGATCGACAATAACTTTACCTTGATCAGATACAACGATAGTTTTGTTTTCTTCTCTTTTGTGAATATCATGAACAAACAGTAAATATTCTTTTAAGTGTTTTAGGTTATATTTCTTACTAACTTCTGGCGTACATGTTAATAATGATCCGCTCAAGGACCACGGACATCTTAAAAAAGATTTGTGAATTTCATCAACATCTCTCTTATCTAATAAATCGTCAATAACAATCAGTCTAAAGTTGTCCTTTAGTGATCTCCAGAAAACTTGCTATAATATGCACCTGATTGGCAGCGTTAGCTTGAACTTTAAGAATATCACTTTCTTGCAAAACTAAAGGTTGTGTCAATAGTTCTGTGGTTGTTTTTGTAGCAATGCTCTTTTCTTTAAACACTTCAAAGGTTGAAGATCCTCTAACAACTTCAACATCGACTAAAGTTGTTGCACCAGAATCATTGCAAACTAAAAGAGATTTTACTACATCTGTAGTAGGCGGAACTGGTGGTGTCGCACCAGGGTTTGCCGTAGGAACTGTTAAAACAGTTGTTAAATTGGTTGTGGTTACATCCACCATTGCGCTTTTAAAAGTATTAGCCAAGGAAAAAAGCCTCCGACTCCGACTCGTCTTTTAAATCTTGTTGGTAGTTTGTATTAAGTAAAAAAATTATTTGATCTAACAAACTTACCATTTGATCAAATTGATTAGGATCATATTCTGGAGTTGAGTTTGGTAATCTTGTTATAGTAATTTTAGCCATTATCTTCTTCCATCTGGTCTAAGTTGTAATTTAGTAGAACCAAGTCTCCAAGCTGTATCATCAACAGTATTTGTTTGATATTTAATCTTAACTGCTCTTCCTCTACCTCTTACATCAATTTTTTCTGTAGTGCTAGAAATAGTTCCGGAGGTAGTAATAGTATCTGCTGATTGAGGATATTGTTCTAATGTTAATGTAGCAGTCATAGTATTGTTTAAATTATCAAAGTCTGGAACAAGTTTACTTACTGACATAAGTTCATCACCATCTGCTATTTCAACAGAACCTGATGTTAAAAAAGCTGTAATAGCTGTTCCATCTGCTTGATTATTACCTGTTTCGTGTTCATAAACATATGAAGCACCTGCAGATAACCCAAGTATTGTGGAGTTGTTAGCAGACAAGCTAGAGTCATATTCAGTAGCTATAGGCAACTCAAACACATAGGCTCCTAACCAAGTAGTTCTTGAAAGAGTTGTAGTATACCAAGTGTTTTCCAAATAATTGTAAACAACAGCTCTATCTACTTGTGTAGCGTTTGCTGATGGATAATACCAAATTATTTCATTAAAAGCAGAATTTATACCACAGGCTATATCAGCTTTGTTTGTGTAACTTAAATCATCAAATACAAAATCTTGTACTGAACATGGCATTTTTTTGACAACACCATCATACATATAGAAAGCATTGTCTGACATCCAATATGAACGACCATTTATTTCTATTGCTGCATGTTGAGCTATTAGACCACAGTTAGCTCCTAGTTGTCTAAGACCAAAAGTAAAAGGTGTACCAACAAACTGAACACCATGAAGAGAAGTATCTGTCCAAACAAGAATTTGACCAGATGATTTAACAGCACCTACTATTCTGGAACCGTCTGATATACGTAATGAACCAGCTTCGTTTGTTGCTGTAGGTGTATAATCTGTAGCATCTTCTCTGTCAGAGAATCTAAATAATAAATCATCTTGAGTAGCACTATTTCCTACAGTTGTCTCTGTGCCAAATATCATTAAGTGTCGTGTATCTGTTGACACTAAACTAAATCTTGATGCGGTAGGAGAATTAGATAATGTTGTTGCTCTGTTACTTGTACCACCAGACGTGTCCCAAATAAAAGTACCACCATTTAAAACAGTAGCAATTAAATCTTCACCAAAATTATCTAAAGACCAGTTTCTTGCATCTACTACAACGCTTGAAGAAGATCTTGGTGTATCCCAAGTGTTTAAATTCCAAGTTAAAGTTCCCCAACCGTATCCATATGTAGATGTAGAAGGACCAACATTAATTTGATACTTAGCATTACCGGATCCACCTCCACCTGATGTTGAGCCAGATGCAGCGCTACTATGAGTTACTGTGTAAACACTAGAAGATACTACTGTGGTAACTTCGAACTCGTTGTTCATATCTAATCCATCGATAGTAGAAAAAGAATCAAACGTAACAAAATCGCCTTCTTGTGCGCCGTGAGCTGCGTCTTCTACTGAAACTGTTGTGGTACCGTTTGTTGTAAAAGGATTTGTTAAAGCTTCTTCTTCTCTAATAGGTGTAATGTCGTAAACAGCACCTTCTGAATATAAGTAAAGTTTTCTATCTGTTCCTAAAGCAAGATACCTGGTTCCATCTAAACCAATCCAGCTATGCGTATCACGGACCACGCCCACAATAGTTCTATTAGGATTTGGTAAATATTTCCAGCCTTGCCATCTCTCAGGTTTACCATAGTGAAAACGAACAAAATCAGAGTCAACATACTTACGTTGATCACCCGCTGAGTAAGCAGTATCTTGTTTGTCTATACCTGGTTGGAATTTTAAATCGACTAATTTCATGTCGGAGTATACTAAATTATTTATTGTTTTGTGGCAAGAATTGAGTGGATACTCTTCCTCTGAAGTTATAATTACCAGAATGTATTAAGCTACTAGCTATATCTGCATATACTTTACCACCTATTTTCTGCCATAAACGACAAAAAGCATAATCTTCAGACAAGTATCTTTTAGTTTCTGGTTCAATCATTGTATCAAAAAAAGCATAATTCCAATCAGAAGTGCCGTGATAACCAAATGTTTTATCGTGAGGATCACCTAAATGCTGATCAGATTTAAATCTTAAATTAGGATAAGCCTTTGCCATCTTTTCAAATACTTGTTTTTTAATCAACATATATCCAGTTGCTCCATCCAAAACTTCTATAAATCCTTTTTCTACTTTTACTTTGTTAGGATTAGTAACGTTTAAGTTATATTGTAAAGATGCTGAGTGAAGTTCATCTTCAGATATATTAGGGTTGTCTTTGACTCTTCTTATAGTTTTTGTCCAATCAATAGTTTTGCGTGGGTACACTCCTGTAACAACTTCTTTATCAAGATCCAACATTCTAAATATTGATTCAGGGTCAAAAGATATATCAGCGTCAATAAACATTAAGTGAGTATAATCTCCGTCCATAAACAATTGAACTAAAGTATTACGTGCTCTTGTTATTAAAGACTCATTACCTATCGTACCAAATTGTAATTCTATTTTTTTTGTTGCAGCCAAAGCTGCTAATTGAAGGCAACTTTTAAAATAGTCTGCTGTAATTAAACCACCATAACAAGGTGTACCTATAAATAGTTTTGTCATTTATAATTTTTCTTTGTCCATACTTTAGTTTTGTATGTGTCAAATAATGTAGAAAACCATTTCCAACTCCAAACATGTATTTTGGCTCTTAAATTTTTATCTTTGATAACTTTCATTTTCCAATCATCTCGTTTGAATGGAAAAACTAAAGCAATAGGTGTACCTTTTTTAATTGTCTTTGATGTAGTCTCATGTAAATTCCAATCTGTTAAGAAAAATGGTAAGTTAATATAAGCTTCATAATTATCTGTATCTACGATACCTGTAATTAATCTTGTATCTTTTTTTTCTGTGTTAAAAGGAGATGTAAAAATACAGCTATAACCTGGTGGAGTTTTAATAAGCCAAGGATTTAAAAACTTAAAAGATAAAGGAATTTCATTAGGATGAACCATAGATAAACTTATTTGGTCTTGAGTGTGATTTTGAACACCAACATTAAAATCTTTCATCCACTGATCAGTAGTGTCATCTATATCTAATCTCGCTGGTATTATTTCTATTTCAAAAGTTTTTGCTTCTAAGTCTTCTTTCTTTCTAAACATAAAATCACAAGGAGATAGTATTGCGTATCCCATAGTAATGCTGTCTAGTACAGGTTGGCATTTTTTTACAGTCACTGTAAAATCATCAAGATGTAAAACACTTTTTAATTTTTTAAACCAATCAGGTGTAACTTTTTTAACAGGAACTGGGTGTGGAATTAAATCAGCAATCTGACTTATAAATTTTATTTTCATTCTCCCTCTCTATAAAAAATATTAAGTGTATATCGTGGTGAGCTGTCCCCAAAAGATTGAAGATCTCCGTGTTTAACTTTAGATCCATTAAAAAATAAAGCTCTATTTTCCACGAAACCTATATGACTCGATAACTCTTCATTGGATAAAAATCCTGTGCCATTGTTTAACAAAGGTTCTCCTTTAACAAAAAGAAGAAAATTAGCACACCCTCCTTTCTGATCATCAATATGAAACAAAGGTTTTTCAGTATTTAATCTTAAATGAGAATGAAGAGAGATAGGAACTAAATTTCTATGTGGAAAAAAATACTGTTTGATTAATTTTAATAACGGATCATTTTTAAATGATTCAGGAAAAGTGAAACGTTTGCCGTATAAATTACCTTCATTATCCCATATTTCTTTATGATTAGTATTTAATATGTTGTCTTGTAGTGATTTTAATGTTTCTTTTTCAAGAAAGTTGTCAACATACATGACAAACTCTGTATTTTTATTGTGTTGCATAATCCACCTTTAAGTATTCTATTTTCTTTAACCAATCTTTAGGGATAGCAATAGCACCACCACCTGTAATATCATCTTTATCTCTGCTATACGAACGCATAATAATTATTTTTTCTTTACCATTATGTACCATCCACCCTACTTCTTGGCACACGGCCAACGGAGCATTAATAACATCTTTAATATCAAGCCACCCTGTCTCTGTATCACGAGCATCTATCCACGTTACACGGACCATAGGGATTTCATCAATATTAAATTCTTTCATAATTTCATGTAATTGTAATTATCATACTTTGAGTGCGTGTTACTTATAATATCAAAAGCTATCGTAATTCTATTGTCTGATAAAACTTCGTCTGTATAATGTGGTAAATTAGAATTAAACAATGTGATTTTACCGACTTCATTTTTACTAGAATAAATTTCTTTTGTTTCAAACCATTTAAAAGGGTTAATATAATGAGTATAAGTATTATCAACATCAACACATATATTACCTGATAATAAACAATCATTTGAGGTATTGTGAGCATGTAGTTCAATTTTTTGACCTTTTGTCATTACATTTGCCCAACATTGAATTTTTAAATTAAGAGGTTTTTCTTCTAATATTTTTTCGTAAATCTCGTTAATATTGTTTACAATACTGTTTTTAATTTTTTGTATATTTTTATCTTCCCAGTCTAATACGTTGTAATAATTAAATCTTGAAGTCAAACTGTCATTACCTAAACCTGTATCGCCATCAGTATTACTTTTAGGTGAATCTTCTAATATTGTTTTTTCTTTTGATTTTATTATGTTTGAAACAACATCAAAATTTACATCATTTATAATATTTTCAAATATGTAAAAATTATAATCAACATCAAAAGGTGTCTTTTTAAATCCACTTTTCATTATTATTAAATCTACTACGTTAAAGTTTTCCATGCTATTGTGTGCCTGTTTTTGTTAGATAAATTTATGTTAGCGTGATGTATAATTGCAGCGTTAAAAACGATTAGTCTATTTTTTTTATAAGGAATTGACTCTTTGCCCTCATTAATAAAAAGTTCACCTTTCCACTCTTCTTTCCAATCGTCAGGTAAAAAAAGTAAAGTTGTATCACCATCATCTTCATGAGGCTTACCTCCTGCATGGGGAGGATAAAGGTTTACATATATTCTTAATAACTCTTTAGTTTTTGTCATTTTTTTTTCATTAAATATATCTAGAAGAAAATTGTGACTAAGACGATCTGTAGTAACACAATTAAAAAAACCAACATTATCAGAGAATGTGCCATGAACATTCCATGTCATTTTTGTTAGTTCAACTTGAACAAACTTTAGTAAATCATCACTTAAAACATTATCGTATACGTCAATGTTCATTCGTTGATAGGATCCTTTTTTGTTAAATGTAAATTAAAAGATACAGATCTTCTTTCTTCATTAGGGGTTCTGAATGGATATACACCATGGGATAGCCAAGATGGAAATAAGTATATTGCACCTATTTCAGGAGTAGCTTGATGCTTATGTCCACTGAAGGTAGCAGCCTGACCGGCATGCCAAATAATATCACCTACACACGGATAATGATCTTCTTTTTTGTATTCATCTTTAAGACCAGGAGGAACTCTTAAATAAATTACACCTGACAATTCACCTTGATGTATATGAAAAGGATTAAAGTCGCCAGCCCACTGGCTTACGACCCACATAGATTCTATTACCATTTTACCAACAAACGCTGGAGATATAGTATCACTAGCAGGAGGAATAGATATGTATTGTTTAACTATTTCACCTAAAGCATTTATTAATGGGTTAAATGTTTTACTTGCTAAATCTTCTTGAGGATAACGTACCTCTTTTTGTACATTACCAGCTAAATTCATTGAATGATCATATTTTTTAGATAATTTTTCATCATCTAATAATTCTGTTGCCCTATCATCTAATATTTTAATTAGATCTAAAGGCAATTTACCTTGTAATATTGTTGGACCAAATGGTCTAATAGCATGGAAATCTACTTCAGTTGACATGCGTTTCCTTTCTTTGCATAAATATCTATTGTCATATAGCAATTATTTGCCTATAAATATACATTTAAATAGGCTTTTATTCAAGGTCGGCCTCCTTGCGTTTTTCAATCACATAAATTGCACTAGGAGATTATGCTTAAAAAATTACGAAAAATGGTGGCGAAAGCGCTACCTGGAGATTCTGAAAAATATTTGGGTACCGTACTCGCATTAGCGACAGGTAATCCGTTATACGCAGGAATAGGAGCGTTAGCAGATCCTGATGCAGGATTTGGAGAAGTAGCTACAGCAGCATTTTTAGCAAACGCAAGTCCTGGTATAGGACCATTTCAAAGTGGAATTGGAAAAGCAGCAGATCCAAAGAATTTAACAATGTTTGATAAATTTCTTGGACGTGGAAAAACTGGTGCAGGCTCTTTTGGAGAATTCTTTTTAGGTAAAAAAGGTGGTGCTGACGGTTTATTTGGAAGTGACGGAAAATTTGTACCTACAAAACAAGTTGAGGGTGCAGATGGAAAAATGGTTGATAAGATAGACACTGCAAAATTATTAGGTGCATTAAGTGGAGCAAGTGCGGTTACAGGTGCAGCATTATCGCCGTTTGGAATATTTGATACACCAAAACCAGAAAAAGGTGAATTTGATGGTACGTTTCCAGGTTCTGATTACGTAGCAAAACCATTTAATTTAACACCTGGTCAATTATTAGACTTACAATTAGGTGGTGGCATTTCTGGAAATTATTATGATATGCAAGGTAACTTAATACAAAATGCAGCACAAGGTGGTTTCATGCAAGAACCAACAAATGGATTAAAAGAAATTGAAAATACAATGAAAATGGCACAAGGAGGTACGACAGAGTTCCCTCGTAGAACTGGCGAAATAAGTGGACCAGGTACAGGTACATCTGATAGTATTCCTGCTATGTTAAGTGATGGTGAATTTGTTATGACGGCCAAAGCTGTAAAAGGCGCAGGCGGTGGTGATAGAATGGCCGGTGCAAGAAAGATGTATCAGATGATGGATCAATTAGAAGGAAAAGTATAATGGCTACTCAAACACAATATCAATATCAGCTACCACCAGAATATGTACAAGAACGTCAAAAAGATTTACTCTTAACATTATTTGGTTCACAAGGTCAGGAACCAACTTTACCAGATGGATCACCTAATCCTGATTATGTACAAGGTTTAATAAATCAACCACGTGATATACCTAAGCAAACTGTTGCAGGGTTCACGCAACCACAACAAGACGCTTTTGCATTAGCAAATCAAGGTATTGGAGCTTTTCAACCTTATATAACTCAAGCAGGTCAAACAGCAGTAGGTGCGGGACAGACAGCAAATTTAGCAGGTCAAACTTTACAAGGAGCAACACAACAGTTTGTTCCAACAACGCAAAATATAGATCAGTTTAGAGATCCTTATCAACAGTTTGTAACAAACGAAGCATTAAAAGAAATTGATAAACAAGGTGCAATGGCACAATCAAATCTTGCAAGTGCTGCACAAAAAGCAGGAGCTTTTGGTGGCTCACGTTTTGGAGTACAAGAAGCAGAATTACAAAGAAACTTAGGTGACATAAAATCACGACGTATATTTGAAGATAAATCAAGAAACTATCAACAAGCTTTAGCAGGAGCTCAAGCTGCACAAGAAGCTCAACAACGTAGACAATTATCTGCAGGGCAACAATTAACAGGATTATCAGGTCAATTAGGAAATCTTGCAAGAACGCAAGGGGGTATCGGTCAATTAGGTCAACAAATGTTTGGACAAGATTTAAGCACCTTACTTGGTGTAGGCGGTCAACAACAACAATTACTACAAGCAGGTCTTGAAGCTCAAAGACAAAATCTTGCAGCTCAACAACAAGAACCTTTCCAACGAATTTCTTTTGGTACAGATATATTGGCTGGATTACCTTTTGGTGGTCAGACTATTTCACAAATGCCAGTAACACCAGCTAATCCATTCTTACAATTTGCAGGAGGTATTGGTTCACTCGGCACAGGAATTGGAAGTTTATTAGAGGGATTTGGATCTCTTAAATAATGTCAGTATATAACAGAAAAATGTTTGAAAACGCTCCAGAGCGTATGAAGATTAACTCAAGGGGTACAGGTATAACATCTGGTTTAGTTCCAATGAAACCTATTGGAATGAATAAAGGTGGAGACATAACGTATGAGTCACTTTACGATATTTATTCAAAAGCATTAGGTGATCAACCAAAAGGTTTTTTTGCACAAAATGCAGGACCATTATTACAATTTTTTGCTAATCTTGCGGAATCAGGTGAAGGTGGTAAACCTTTAACAGGAGGTGAACAATCACCTTTTTTATCCACGTTAACTGGAGTTGCAAAAGCAGCCCCAGCTCTTGCAAACATAAGACCCTATCAAGATCCAGCAGCAGCTTTAGCCGCAGAAAAGTTTGCTGAGTTTGAAATTGACAAGGCTTTAACCGCAGCAAAGGCAGGTCCAGTTGAACTTAAAAACTTAAAATCAGAAGAAGTAACCCTAGTAGCTGGTACTAAAATTGACTTGTATGGTACTGATAAACAAGTAATAATAGGAGAGACACCTGGTTATCCGGAAGGTAAATATAGTACAGCAATTTATTCACTAGGTGGTGAAGATAAAAAAGCAATAATTGGAGGTGTTGATGATAAATTTGATATATCAGCACCTAATAAAGTATTTTATGAAAAAGGAGATAAGATTCCTATATTTGGATCCGAAGGACAGTTTGAAGTTCAAGAGTCAGGTTTTTACGAAATAGTTACAGGGTCAAAAAATGGTGAAGAATACATTGGATTAGTAGGACGTGCAGACGATCCAAATGCACTTAAAGATGTTAAGACTGAATTTAAAGATGGTAAAATAATTACAAGTTACTTCCAAAACGGTGAGTTTAAATCAGAAACAATTGATAGCGGAGTAGACGATTACAAAAATGTTGCTACTGTAAATGTATTAGAAGATGGTGAAGTAGTAACCAAACATTATTTTAGAAAAAATGGTGTGTTAGAATTTACAGATTTAGGTAAGGCTGAACCAACTTCACAAATGATTGACAAAGAAAAGTATAATAAAGCTGTAGGTACAATTCAAGAAGCTTGGAAAGCGTTTCAAGCTAAACAAGAAATTGAGTTACCTGATTTAAGTACATCACAATTAGATAGAATGTATGCAACAGTAGGTGATGACAATTGGACAAAAATTACAGATGAAGGTGAATTAGTTGACAAAATAAATGGTGTTTTCTTTAATCAAATTTTACCAGAATTTGGTGTCGAACTAAATGCTAAAAACAAAGGCAAAGGAACTGTGGTAAGTGAAGGTAAGATTACAGAAGTACCAGACGGTACTGATGCAAACATAATTTCATATTATAATTTAAATCCAAGCGATCCAAACTTTCCTAATCAGTATGCTGATGCTGTAGAAAAATATAATGATTTACCAAGACCTGATAAAGAAGTAACAGACAAATTAATAAGTGGTGTTGATAATATAAAGACTCTAGCTGCTATGTTAAATGTTGCTGATGCTACAACACCTTTAGGAGAAGTAGGTTTATATCAAAGTTTAGCTAAAACATTTAATGTAGCTCCTTTTACAAACACTGAAGATTTTGTTGAATTTATAACATTAAAAGAATTATTAGATCTACAAGCAACAGACCTTTTAATTAAAGGTGTGCCATCCAATATTGATTTAAGAAAAGTAGAAAATCTAACACCATCTGCAAGTGATAGTGAAACAACAGTTCTTAAAAAACTACAAATACTAAACGGATTTTTCTCAAATGCAGTTTTAGAAAGAATTTCATACAGCGCAGGCAAAGGTGAAATAATCCCTGATAATGTTTTAAACGAAATGCGTGAAATTTTCGGAAATGAAGCTATTAATGATGCTCTTGGAAATAAATGGTCGCCTGAAAGAGTAAGCGATTTAAATAGTATGACAAGAGAAGACTATATTAAAAAGTATGGTGATCCTTTTGAAAAAGCAAAATCATTCTTAGATCAAGATATAGAAAATTATGTTCTTGATTCAAACTTAATAAATACAGAAGGTACAAAAAATTATTCAGATGAAGAGTATAAAGATATTTTAATGGGTACTTTTGAAGGAGAAATAAAATAATGGCTACAAAAGATAATCAAGTACCATTACCACTAATATCTGTTGAGTTTGGATTAGATAAAGAAACAAAACAAGATGACGTGATATCATCACAAGCTAAGGTAGGTGAATTTACTCCACTTGCTAAAACAGAACTAATTAAAGATATAAAATATTTATCAAAAGACAAACCAGAGGTTTGGAATTCAATGAAACCTATTATTCTCGATATTGAAAAAAATAGACGAGCATATAACAATACTGATGAACCTGAATTAAAAGAAGATTATTTTAAAAAAAATATTTCTAATTATCAAACGTTGCAATCTATGGTTGTTGCAAATGAGGGAGTGTGGAACAAAACAAAAAACTTATGGGAAGAATCTAACGTTGGATTAAATAAAGGATTTACAGAATTACTTGGTTTTCCAATAGATATGAGTAATATGTTAATGTATTTTGGTGAACAAAAAACAAGAGAAGCTTTAGCCAGTGCAGGTTTTGATGTTCAGACAGAAAATTATGAACCATATTTTTCATCGGACAATCCTATACTTGGTTCAAAAAGTATACAAAATTTTTACAACGATTTAGGAATAAGAACAGAGTATGACAAAAGTAGAGCAAGCACAGCTTTTGTAGGAAGAGTATCAGAGGAGTTAGGTTTAACTTTACCTATAATTGCAGTTCCAGGTTTAAGTTTGGCAAAAGGCGCAATGAATCCAGGTAAAGTAGTAGCAGGTGAAACAGCACTAAGTTTAACATCAGGAATATTTGCAGCGACAGCAGAACAAGCAGGAGCAAGTCCTATGGGAGAAGCTTATGCATCTATGGCAGGATATCTGACACCATTAGCTCTTTATAAAGTATTTCCAAAACAGTCTATTAAAGATGCTTTCTCTGTTACCTTTACACCAGATAAAGCAGCAAGAACTTCTGCAACAACAATTTTAGCTAATGCACTTTTAAAAGATAATAAAATAACACAGGTTCAGTTTGAAGGAATAATAAATAAGTTAGCTGCTGGTGATTCGACATTTTTTGGAAAGACATATCCTAAACAAGGAGAAGGTGCCTTTCCAGCATTGTTAAATGATATTGTTGATGCTCCAGGGCTAGAAGCTTTACAAAAAATAATTTTATCTGCAGAAGATGGTGGCGCATTCTTTAATTCAATACAAGGTATTAAGACTCAACAAAATGCAATGTTAGAAATAGCATTTTTAAATAGATTAGATGAAATAACTAAAAGTAGTAATGCAGCTAAACTAAGCATGACAGATATTACATCTGAGTTTCCAGTTTTAAAAGATTACTATAAAATGAGACTTACACTAGCCGAAGATACAGCGGGTCAAATTATAGCAAAATTAGGAGATCAAATAGATCCAGAACAAGCTGCATTAATATTACAAAGAGAATTAAATTCAGCATTGTTTGATGCACGTAACATGGAGAAAGTAGCACATGCTAATTTATCACCACTGCCTTCAAGCACAATAGATGATATTAAAAATGGTTTTCAATCAATAATAAACAATCAATTACAGGTTTCTGACGGAGCTAATATACCAAGTGTTATTTCAAACGTTGCAGGAAAACAACAAACTACTACCGTCACAAGTGTTGGTGGTAAAGGGTTAAGTGATACTTCAGAAGTAACCAAAACATTTAGTATACTTGATAACATTGATGAAAAAAATACAACCACAGAAGTTTTAAGTTTAAAGAATCATTTGTATGATTTGAAAAACAAAGAAATAAAAAAAGGTGTAAACGCAAACATTGATAAAATAAATGCGATTGAAGATGCAATTGGCGTGGTTGATAATGCAATAATCAATGGTTATCGGTCCACGGATCAATCACTTTTAGATGTAAATAATGCTTTAGATTTTACTAATAATCTAAGAGTAAATTTTTATGACAATCCTGATATTGGGGGAGTGCTAGGATATAATAATCTGTCAGGTGACATGGCAGTAATAAATCAACAAAAAATAGAAAAACTAATAAACAAAAATACTGTAAATTCAGTTTCAGAAGTTTTAGACGGTACATCAAAAGGTGTAGAACAAAAAATATTACAAGAATTAGTAGGTTTAGCTGATAACAATAATCAAATTACAAACGCCACGCTTAATGCTTTTTTGAAAAAGAACAAAGAATTATTAGAGTCATACCCTGATTTAAATAATCAAATTATAGATTTAAAAGATGCTAATAAATTAATTAGTGATGTAAAATCTAAAGGAGGAGAGTTCGGTGTTACTTTAAATCAATTACAATCTAATAGAGCTAAACTATTACTAGACACAACAGTTGATCAAAGTGATTTAACTTTTAAAGGTATATTAGAAAATGCTTTCAAACAATCTACCGATAAAAAAAATGCTACATTTGAAAGTTACTTAAATTTAGTTCAGGATGATGTAATCGCATTAACAGGATTACAAAATGAAGTCACGGATTTCATGATGAACACAATAAAAACAAAAAAAATTAAAGGTGGCACTATAGATGCAGAACCACAAATAGTTATGGATCTTTCTGAAACCAATAAATTTATTGAGGGAAACCAAGATGTTTTACTTAAAATTTATGGTGAAGAAGGGCTTGCAACTATAAATGAGATGAATACTGTCTTATTTAATATTGAAAAAGTAATTAACAATCCTGGTCAGTATGCAGGATTAATAGATAACTTAAAAGGAAATAATTTATTTGTATCATCAATAGGTAGAATTGCAGGTTCTAACATTGCAGGTATGACCGGAGGCCCAGCGCTTGTCTTTGCAAGTATTGGTGGAAGATTAGCAAACAATTTTATATCAGGAAAATCTGTTCAAGAAACGATGTTGATTTTACAAAAAGCATTTACTGATCCTCAATTTGCAGCTGAACTTTTAGAACCTGTTAATAAAACATTAATTAAAGAAAAAGAACAATTAATAAATGGATATCTCTCTAGTGTAACTGATTTAGTAAAAGTACCTGCACCAGTAAGGGCAAGTGAGATAGCAATTGAAGAAGAACAATCAGCACCAATAAATGTTGAAAAACCTGCAGAGGTTGAGGGATCAAGTATAAACAATACAAATATAATTATGCCAAATATTCCTAATCAAAAAACAAATGTAAATCCAAATATGATGGCTGCAGGGCAAAGTGTATTTGGTCAAGATGATCCAGTATTTAGTGGTATCATGTCAACAAATGTAGGAAAGCAGAGGGTAGCTTAATGCCAATTTCATTTAAAACAACTTATGATGAGGATGGAAATCCACAAAGAGTAAATATTTCGGGAAGATCATTTGAATCAGGCAAAACTTACGAAGCAGATCCAAATAATACTTCAAGAGTAATTGATACAAATACTGGGGCAGATGTTCCAACAAATGAAGAAAAAAGAAGACAATTTGGTGAGGTCTTATCAAGTTTAGAAAATCTTGATATATCAAAAGTTACACCTGAAAATATTGGGCAAATAAAAGATGAGCTTAAAGGGTTTCCTATTACAACAACTGATCCAAATGAACAAAGAAATGCTTATCAACTTTTTATAAATTCAATGTTAGGAAATAACAGAGGAGCAAAACCTATTGATGTGAGAGAGTTTACAGGTTTATTTGACGGAGCAGATAATTTTTTTGATTTAAGAAGAACAGGTCCAGAAACATTTATTAATCCAGATGTAGATCCAAGCATTACCAGAGATATATTTAGTTTGTTAACAGGTGCGAGTAATCCACGTGTTTTTAATTTACCCGAAGGTGGTATTACTTCTATTGATTATGGACAGGAAGGAAAAGATAAAGCGGCTGAATTAGGAATAAAAGATTATGGAGCAATATTAGAAGGTCTTATAAAAGCTGGAAGTCCACTAAAATATTTAGACTTTGTTTTAAATCCAGCTAAAGACGCTTTAGAAGCAGGTGGAGATATGACAAGCAACCTTCTCGAAAAAGCAACTTCACCAATTGATTATGCAGCTGAACTTTTAGAAAAAATGAGAACTGGACTGGTAGAATAAATGATGGAAAAAGATTTTAATTTACGTAATGTTGTTTGGTTCTCCATGATACTTGTATCTGCAGGTATAGTATACGGGATGCTTACTCAACGTGTCACGGCCCTCGAAACAAAACAAATAATGATGGAGAGTGCTATTTTAGAAACAATACCTGA